TGTTATTAATCAATTTAAAATAAAAGTTATGACAAATCAAGAAGCACAAAAATTAGCTAGAGAGTTAGTAGGAGACGGACAAGATCCAAATATGTTCTTTGTAACATCAGGTCCTTATTACTATGAAGTAGATGAGTTTGGAGATACTGAATCAATATTGATAGATGGCTACAACCATAATGATACAAATACTAAAGTCTTTGATACGTTAGAAGAGGCTGAAGAGTATTATGATACCGTAGACCTTGACATATATGAAGGTATCGGTCAGGTTATGATAGAAGATCGTAAGACCGGAGTCATCAAAGAAAAGACTCTTGAGAAGATGGTTAGAATCGAGTACTCATTCAGAGAGCATGACGACACTAAACGTTTTGGCTACAAAAAATAAACAACTATGACATCAAAAGAAAAAGCAAAACAATTACATATTTTATTTTGTAATGCAATACCAAGTTCAAAGGCTGAATGGTACGAATCTAAACAATGTGCATTAATAGCAGTAGATGAGATAATAAAAGCGCATTCCTTTGATAAAATGTATTGGGAAGAAGTAAAACAAGAAATAGAAAAACTATGACAAACGAACAACTTAAGATTAAAAGTACGTGTGTACCAGACAGAACTATGGACATCAATAAATGGTGTAAAGAGTTTAAAGTAGGAAGTAGAGTAGAGAAGTTTTATATTGATGAGGTTGCTCATACTATGAACAAGCAATATGACTTCAATAAACTATTCACTAGAACTGAGGACTTAGGTTTTCTAGGTTACAGGAAATTGTTTAAATTGATTAACCCATGATAATAGTTCACAGCTACAAAGCACCCTTCTTTTGGGTAGATGAAACTGGATCACATATTATTGATGATAGTGGTATAAAAGATCTTCCAAGCGGTACTACTAGAAATCACATCATGTGGTTTAGAAGGCCATATCCAGGAGGAAAGAATGAAGCCTTTAAGATCCAAATGGATTGGGAAGTTTCAGGATCTGATGAAAGAAAGTACAAAGTAGAGGTGAATGATGATGATTGGTCTTGCAATTGCTATGCCTTTAAATTTTCAGGAAATAAAAGATCATGTAAGCACATAGATGAGATTAAATCTTCATATTTATCATAGGGATCCGCAACTTTAAATTAGTCTACTATGAACAAGAAAGCTAAAGACTTCATAAAACATGTTAAGTCTGAATGTAAGCAGCACGGAATTAAATGTGATCTCAGAAAAACTAAATACGTAAAACTATCAGGAAATATAAAGTGTTCCGGCTATTTTGATGAAGAGGAACCTGCTTTAGTTTGTTCAATGAATAGACCAGACTCATTAGAAATACTTGCACACGAGTTTGGTCACTTTACGCAGTGGAAAAAGAACATAGACATCTGGAAGAAAAGTATGATCTCAATGCCTTTGGTAGATGAATGGTTGGAAGGGAAAGAAGTGCCTAATATAAAGAAACATCTTGCTACTTGCCGAAACCTTGAATTAGACAACGAGAAGAGGGCAGTCAGGATTATTAAGAAGTTCAATCTGGATATAGACATTGACAAATATATAAAAAAGGCTAATGCCTATGTTTTGTTTTATAACAGACTATTGGCCACCAGAAAATGGGCTACTCCAAAAAATAGTCCATATAATAACCAAAAGATAATAGAAAAGATGCCTAGGTATTTTATGAAAGACTATTCAGTATTACCAAAAAGAATAAAAACAGTATTTGAACAAGAAGGACTCTAGTTATGGAACAACCAATAAAGATTACTAGAAACCATGCCACAAAGATATTGGATTGGTGTGTTAAGACTTATGGAAAATCTAAATTTAACAAAATCTTTCCTACTCTAGAGTTTAGAAAGTCTGACTATTACACAGAAGACTGTATGGCGTTCTATGATGAAATTGAATCTATTATATTTGTATCTAAAGATAAGCATGCAGATTTAGAAGAGTTAGTAAACAGCATCATACATGAATACACACACTACAAACAGAATATGAGGCATTACCAAATTTTATCTCTATATTTACCTGATCATAAGAATCCTCTAGAAATAGAAGCTGAGAAGACTTCCAAGAAATATACAAAAAAATGTTTGAGAGAAGTTTTTAATATTTAATCTTTAAAGTAATTTTACTTAATATTTATTGTTATGTTATATTATGATATATTGGATGAAGTAGCGGATTCAAAAATACCTAATGGTATACATCCTATATTACATATAAATTCAAGAGACGCGTGGGTACAAATAATGGTTGAGTTATTAGAAAGTAAAGCCATCCAATCAAAATATGAAACTTTATGGCGTTATGCAAATAATTGGGAAGATTTGTTGTTTAAAAAATATTCGTCACTTAATTAATGAAACTACTGCAAAATATTACCACACAATTTACCGAATCACACTTAATGGAATACGGTATATTAGGATTATTAGCCTTTCTACTAGGATATTTTGCATGGTCACAATATCAAAGACTAGTAGCAAAGAATGATGCATTAGAATTAAAAGTAGACAAACTACAAGAAGAAATGATGCAACTATTAGTGGAAGAAAGAGATAGACTCTCTCAACTAATTAAAGAAAATACAGACGCTCTCAATTCACTTCAAAAAACAATCTTTAACTATATGATTAAAAAACAAGAGTGATGAATTATTATAAATTTTCTTTAAACAAAATGTCTGACATACTAGTTAAAGCTGATAAAAATAAACAACATTTTGATGAAAAAGAAAAACAAAAAGACTACATAAAAAAGGTTCAAATTCTCAAAGAAATACTTACTCAAGAGTATAAGTTTACAATACTAAGAAAACTACAAGACAAATCAATCATAGAGAAGCATGTTAACTACATTAAAAAGCTTCAGAATAGAGAATCTATAGATAAGTTTGATCAGGAGATAATTGATCAACTTATGCATAAATACGGTTGTTAATATATAACCTATTGATTTCCAATCTGCCTAACTTATTGATTATCAATTACTTACATAACTAATTGATTGCCAATAAAAACTTTTAAAAAAAGACTAAAAATATTTTTTTATGTCAAAAATTTGTTGTATATTTACTATGTAAATTAAAATTAATTATTATGAGTAAGAATGACTTAGAAAAATTGGTAAGCATGAGCCAAGATGAATACATGCAACAGAATCCTAATTATGAACCAATGTTCCCAGACGGATGGTCTGATGACAGTAAGTGGCCTGAATTCAAATATGACTACGAATCCTTTAGGAAAATGCAATTGGAAATCGATGACTATAACGAGCGTATGGCCGGTTGTTAGGACATGGACTAATGTTCTTTTCCTTTAATTAAAAAATCAAAGTTATGAGAACAGTAAACAAATTTGGAGATCAAGGACGAATGAAGAGTCCTAACTTTAGAAAGCACTTGAGACGTAGGAGAAGCTTAGATATGCTTAATGAGATGTACAATGTCTCTTACGATATCAATACCCTTATCGGTAAGCTTGCGATGAAATATATTCCAGTACACTTAAAAAAATAAACAGTTATGACATATCAAATTAAATTAAAAGACTTAAGACAATTCGACGACATGTATTATATCGGCGACATAGTAGATGTAGATGGCTCAGGGTGGGTCACTAAACAGGAAGCTGAACAGCTTATAGACATGATTAACGCCGAAGTGAATCAACCAATAATTGACAATTGGAGTGAGGACAATTTGTTAGACGATTATGATTTTTAAAAAAAAGTATTGCACTAAAAAGATCAATTATATTAGATTAAAAATAATGTCTTACATTTATATTGTTAATAATTAAAAAACAAAAAATGCGTATTATGACAAATTCAAATCGCCCTAGCTCTTACAACAAGTTGAGCTACATTCAGAAAGTAAGCCGTATCAATCGTAAATTGAGAACTGGCGACATTACAAAAGTAGCAGAAGCTACTGGTTATTCAACTACCCACGTATCTGATGTATGTGCTGGTAATTATTTTAACGATCAGTTGGTTAATGCCTTGTACGATCTTACGCGAGGTCGCGTATCAAACGCTGTTAAGCTTTCTAGCTTCGGCGTCTAATGGTTAGTTGCATCCTAAAAAAACGGCCTGGGTTTTTACCCGGGCTTTTCTTTTTATAACTAATTGATACTCAATAACTTATAACCAATTGATAATCAATCACTTATAACTTGTTGATAATCAATCGAGAATTTTTAAAAAAAGAGTAAAAATATTTTTTTATGTCACTGGAATGTCTTAATTTTACTTATATCAATTAACAAATGGTTATGAACTACACAAAAAGAGAATTAGAGAATCTAGAGACAATAGAACAGGCATGGGACGGAGACGAGCTTAAGATACAGGAAGACGGTATGAAAGTTTGGTTAGTATTAAGAGAGAACAGGAAGTACAATGGTGACTACGTTATCGAGACATACAAGAACGGTACTTGGAATCAGAAGAGTTATTTGTTTAGTTAATTAAAAAAAATAAAGGTTATGCATATTATTGACATCGCGCATGCGGTTATTTACAAGAATCATGGTTGGGCAGTTGCCGAACAGTTTGATAACACTATCTACAATTACACTAGAAAAAATTTAGAGAGACAGAATTCTAATGCTTTGTCTTACATTTTAGATGAGCTGAAAGATCTGTGCTCAAGAAACTCTGACACATTTACAGAAGGTGCTTTAGATGAAATGAAAGACTATATCGATACTCTAGAGGAGTATCTAAATAGTGAAGCTTCTGATGAAGACGAGGACGAATCAGACGACTAAAAATAATTAATAAAACTAAAATAAAGGTTATGGGATTAGACATGTATTTAAATAAAAAGTCATTTCTTTTTACAGGAGACTATGTTAATCAGAATGAGAGAGAAGCAGTTGAAGTAACTAAGGGCGGTAAGCCTCATCCTGCTATCAAGCAAAAGCGCATCAAAGAAGTAGTAGAGGAAGTTGCCTATTGGAGAAAGGCAAACCACATTCACCAATGGTTCGTTGAGAATATCCAGAAAGGGATAGACGACTGTGGAGAATATCGTGTACCCATCTATAAACTTGAAGAGCTTGTTAATGTATGTAATAAGGTCTTAAAAGATAAAAGTAAGGCGTCAGAACTTCTACCTACTCAAGGAGGTTTCTTCTTTGGTTCAACAGAGTATGATGAACATTATATCTATGATGTAGAGAATACTGTTAGAATGTTAGAGGAAGTACTATCAGAAGATGGTGCTAAGGATCAAGAATATTCTTATCAATCAAGTTGGTAGTATGACATTATAAAAATAAAAGTTATGACAAAGTATTGTAAAGTATGTGGTGAAAAGATCCACCCAAAAAGAGTTCAATTAGGATATAGTACGACCTGCGTTAACCATTCCACAGCCGAGAGGTATAGTGGTATCATTGCAGCAGGATCAAAGAATGACTTTGAAGTTCATGTTATCAAGGATCCTGAGGTGGCTAAGAAATTAGTTAAGATGTCAAATATTTATGATAAAGTATCACGATGAACTATTTGAATCCAGTAGAATATAGTAAGAAGCTAAAGTCTTTGATGGAAGATGATATGCCTAAAACCGAGGAAGTTGTTCCTGTTAAAGGTAAATCTACTATTGAAGAAAGAATCTACAATCTTTCTCCAGATAACAAAAAGAAACTAAAAGAATATATTGATGCAATTAAGGAAATCAAGAAAGAGATTTATGAGTTGATCAATAAAAAAGAGGTAGCAGAGGAAGGAGGAAATATGATGGACCTCACTCTGAATACTGAAGAATAAAAAACAAAACAAATGGTTGTGCAAAATTTTATTTACGGGGTCTTATATGGTATTATAGGACAAATCCTATCGTTTATCCAATTACAAGCCGGTATTAAGTGGGGATGGACAGAGAAGTATGGAGTACTTCTAATGTTCCTAGGTCTTCCTATTAGTTGGGCTTTCATGAAGAGTGTAGAAAATTTTATTTTATCTTTTGGCGGTGAAATATATCCAAGTCGCATACTAGGATTTGCGGTAGGGATTGTTGTGTTCGGCGTTATGGGATGGTTTCTATTTAAAGAAGGCATTAGTCTTAAAACAGGAGTATGCCTACTACTAAGTTTATTTATCATTCTTATTCAAGTACTTTGGAAATAAAATATTATCTGTAACAAAAAACAATTAAATTTGTTTCATGCGTACTGTAGTCATAGGAGATACTCATGGTAGATCCAATTGGAAATTAGCCATTCATAAAGAAAAACCCGTAGATAGAGTTATATTCATTGGTGATTACTTTGACTCATTTAATATTCCTGGTATAGAGCAAATAGACAATTTCAAAAAAATTATTCAGTACAAAGAAAACAATCCACAAGTTGAGGTCATTCTTCTGCTAGGAAATCATGATATGCCGTACTATCCTGGTTTTACAGATACAACAATATCCGGATATCAATATAGGATAGCGCCGTCTATTAGACATGTTATAGAAGAGAACAAAGAGCATTTACAAATGGCTTATGGTTTTGATAATTATCTATTCACCCATGCTGGTGTAAGTCCTACATTCATGGATGGGGAATTTGGAGATGAAGGTTGGACTAAAGAGAATGTAGTTAATAATTTAAATGAACTATTAAAATATAGACCAAGTGCATTTGAGTTTAACGGCGTAGACGCTTCAGGAGACAATACATACCAAACTCCTATATGGATTAGACCAAGATCATTGATGAGTGTTAATAAAAAGCATAATAAAGGATTAAAAAAAGACTACATACAAATTGTGGGCCATACTCAAATGAGAAGGTTAGATCTTGAAGGATCAGATAAGTTTACAGGAGGTAGATATTATTTCGTAGACACTATGGACACATCAGGAGATTATTTAATTATAGAAGACGACAAACTAAGAATAAATTCAGTAAAATAAAAAACAAACAGTTATGCCAAAATTTTATCAACAAGAAGAATTTAATGTTAATATTGAAGTCGATGAGTTTTTAGATAGATGTGATAGTAGTGAGATCGATGAAGTTATAGATTATCTAATAGATACAGGTAACATAGATAAAAAATGTAGGGCTGTAGACTATGAACTCTACAGCGTACCTGAAAAGGATTATCAAGATGCTTTGAATAAACTTAATGGTAAGTGGAATATGCTTACTAAAGAGGAAGAGGAACTCATTCTTAAAATAGCTAGTCGTTTCTAATGGCTTTAGTAGTTGACTTAGTAGATAGAGTTGAAGAACTATTCTCTGAACAACCTGATAAGAGGAAAAGAAAAGAATATAAAGAATGGGTAGATACTATTAACTTAGTTATAGAAGAATTGAATAAATTGTGTAAATTTAAAATGTACAACAAAGTTAAATAATATGGCAGTAAGTGATAAACCTAGAAAGAAGAGAACACAGGTGGTTGCTATACCTTTAGCGACTCCTCCTGTACAAGTCGATCAGCAACCTAGATGGTATTCAATAGATTGGGATAAAGTCAATACTATTAAAGATATTAAAATCATAATGTCGAATATGGGTTTAGGTTGTCAAGACAACGCACCGAACTACAATGATCTAAAAAAATATCTATCAGATATTTCTCAAATCAAGGAATAAAACAAATAAGATGAAGAAAAGAGCATTGATAACTGGTATTAATGGTATGGATGGATCTCATTTAGCTGACTTCCTATTGACTAAAGAATATGACGTTTTTGGAATTGAAAGAAGAAAAGCAAATTATTATGCGCCTAACATAGAACATTTAAAAGGTAAAATATCTTTATTAAAAGGAGATTTATCAGATCAAAATTCTCTCTTAAGAGTAATTAAAGAATGTGAACCTCATGAAATATATAATTTGGGAGCGCAATCGTTTGTTGGTGAGAGCTGGACAATGCCAGAACAAACTTCTGATATCACAGGACTTGGTGCATTAAGAGTGCTTGAAGCAATAAGAGAATACGGAAATAAAAATATTAAGTTTTATCAAGCAAGTTCATCTGAGATGTTTGGTAGAAAGGGAGGAACCGCTAATGAACAAACAGAGTTCTATCCTTGTTCTCCTTATGGAGTTTCTAAATTGTATGCCCATTGGATAACTAAGAACTATAGAG